GGTGAAGTTATTAAAAAAATTGATTAGCCAAAGAGCAACACACTTAGCCTGAAAAATGATTAAAGGTGAGACTAAATTTTGGCATGAAATTAAAGCGTTCAATATTAAAAATAATTGCAAATTATCATTTACACGCTTGGAAAATAGTGCTGCACACGGGACTCCTGATCTATTGGGGTATAATAATTCTGGTCACTTTTTCACTGTAGAATTAAAGCTAAATTTGGCTAAAAAAATTCGATTCTCTCCGCATCAAATTGGCTTTCATTTAACTCATCCGAACAATAGTTTCATCATGCTAAAGACCCTCGGTCCTTTAGCCATAAAACTTTTTGAGGGAAGGTTTATTGAAGATTTAATTAAGGGGAAGGCAGATCCGTGTGCCACGGGTATGGAGTCAAGTCTTAAATTTCTACAAAACGTTTAGCGTCCTACATATTATAGGACAAATGTCAATGGTCAAAGTGTCGCGGCTCGTGAGAAGTGCTTGTGGGCGGGACCCACCCTTTTTATTTTTTTTTAAACTTGTGACTTGTGGCCTCCACCTGCGGTTCATGGTGCGTGCTTGCGGGCGGGACCCTCCCTATTTTTATTTCTGTTTGTTAGCTTGTTGTTTTAATAAATGATCACATTCATTAGTATGTGAACAATCTAAAAAATCTGCGTGGCATTCATCAAAATCAAAATTTTTTTGTTTTTGCAATTCACCTATTACAGAACCTAATAATTCAACACATTCATTAAATAAGAATTTATAATTTCTTTTTTTTCTTGCCTTTATTATTTTTATTAAATCTTTTCTTTTGTAATTTAAGTTCATATTATTTCTTCTGCTCCCTCGCTTGTTTAAATTTATTATTTAAAAACTACTTTGTAATCTTCTTCGGTGTAATGCTCAAATGTCATTGCATCACGTCCACCACCTTCTGTTGTGCCATTCATATGAATGTCTTCGGCTTTTTCAATAGCGTCTTTTTTGCTTTTAGCCTCAACTTCAGTGGTCCAAATTGTAGTTTCAATTATTTCTATTTTGTGCTTTTTCATATTTTTCCTCTTTCATGTTGCTTGAGGGCTGGTGGAATACTACCAGCCCTCTGTTCCTTACCCTTGACTAGCCGCTCTTGTTTCAAACGGACATTGCAATGGGTTTCTAGGAATTTTTCACACTTGCGAACATAAGCCTTCGATAGATGCGTGTGGTCGCAAATAAAATAATTTAATAAATTGTTATGCTTAGATTTAATGCTGGCCATAACTAATGTTTTTAATTTTTGGGTTCCAGCATCTTCTACAATCTAGACATTGGCCGCCCTGCTGCGGTGCTGGACATGTTGCCCTCTTAGTCACTACTGTGGATGTATTGGGCCAGCTTTTAATTGGTCCCTGGTTCACCATTGGTGATGATAATCGAATCGTTAAATTATCAGGCTTATGTTTTAAATATTTTTTTACCCAGGCTTCTTTTGTGGGCATCCAATGCATCCGGGACGGCGTCAACCTACAGACAGCAAAAATTTTTTGAAGGTGTTCAAGGTCCTGAACATCTCCTGAATCGTGCCATCTAAAGACATCCGGCTTTTTAGAATTAATCAACAAGGCCATGGCCTCGACCCATCGAGGGTTTTTAATTGCTCTGAGTCTTCGATATTGTGCATCTTGTACAACCTTGAAAACATAGCAGCCTTTTAAAGCGTAGCAATCATTACAAACGCTGCCTTCTTTGTTTTGTAACTTGCCGCCGGTGTTACACTCTTTAGCGGGTATACCTATAGACCAGCCGGGCATCTTGCCCGGCTTGCTTAGGCCTCCGACCAATAACCAGGCCTGGGCCGTGTTCATGTCCGGGCTCCGAGATTGTTTGTATCCAAACCTTTACCAGGGTCACTGGCTTGCGAAGCGATTTCTATCATCTTGTTATTGACGCCACCTTTATGTAGAAATAATTTAAACGGTATTTCTTTTTTTTCTTCACAATTTGTCAACCAGTCCAGGGCCTTGTGCTCTTGCTCCTGGTCTAAGTTTTCAAACCTCAATATTATTTTAGTTATCATATTTGTATTCCTTTCATGAGTTTAATATAGGTTATTATAGGACAATGTCAATAAATCTTTTTTGTGGATAAGTGAAATTTTTTTCTTGACATATCCTATAATATCCTTTACACTTGGACGGCGGTTGGGGATGGCGGAGGACAGATAAGAGCTTGTGGGCGGGACCCACCCGGCCGCCTTCGGCGGCTTGTTGACTTGTTGCTTGTGGTTAGTGCTTGTGGGCGGGACCCACCCTAAAAAATAAAAACAGATTGGCAACGATTTACGATACACGAGCCCGCGCGCATATGCTGGCGGTGTATCCACATTACCAATCCCAGACCCACTGGCGCGGGCAACTAGTATCCCCAGCTTTGCCACAGTGGGTCAGGGATTGGGCGGTTGAACTCTTCTGGGTATAAAACCTCTCAACCGCTTTACTCCTACCTACTTTTTCTGGTGTAGGTCCCATTAGGATTTATAGTTTTGTTTCAGCGATAAATCCTCAAATGAGGCTGAAACTAAG